GCTAATGGAAAGGAATTAATTAGATTTAAAGTAGCACAATCAAACCACAAACGTGGACCTTTTGATGCTCCTACTCAAACTTATAATTTTAATCCATATTATCAATTTACTCCACTTTATTCTGGAGGAACTGGTAGAACTTTAGGTGCTGTTATAGTAGATAATATTATTCCATCTTCTTCAACTACTACTTCTACTGCTGCTTCTTCAGATCTTGTTAATATACCTGAATTATATTCTTCAACATCTGTTCTTCTTAATATAGATTTAGATTCCTTAGCTGAAAAAGCAGATAACACTTATTTTGGATATGTTGAAAAGGATCTTAAGTTAGTAGGAGAAACCTCAAGTGCTCAAGCAACAATTTCTAGTGTAAAACTTAGAAGTGATAATTTGGGTAGTGTTATTGGGTCATTCTTTATTCCTAATCCTAATGATATAACTACTCCAAAATTCGAGAGTGGTAAAAAGGTCTTTAGACTTACTAGTAGTAATGTTAATAGTCAAGATGGC